CCAAAGCAGATGTAGCAGCACCAACAGAACCAGTAACCCAAGTCTTCATTCTTCGGTCATCAGTTTGTGAAGCTCTATATCTTACATGTAAGAATGGTCTCTTCATGCTCGCTCCAACAGTTTGATCGTAAACTGAAGAAGTACCAGCAGGAATCATAACACCTCTGATTGCATTAGCACCAGCAACGTCATTAATACCACCTCTTGTAGCTTTGTCATTTAAGTATCTGAAGTCAGACTTATAGAAGTCGTAAGAACCTCTTCTGAAACCAGTGAAACCTAAGTTTAACGCCATATCTTCAGAGTTGTTAAATACTCCGTAAGAAGTACCACCAGCTCCGTAAGAATTCATAGAAGCTAACATATCGTCAATAGCTAAGCTAGTTGATCTGTTAACAAACATCATGTATTCTTCGATAGCGCCTTGCTTATCAAACTCAGCTAAGATTGCATCGAACTCAGCTAAATCAGTAGCAGCGTTAACACCACTTACACCAGTAGTTACGTTACCTCTAGACTCAATAGCAGCAAATAAACCTTGCGTACCACCAGAGTCAGCGTTAGCTGTTAAAAAGTCAGCTACATCATCTGTACCAGACACAGCTAGCTCACCCTCTAACATTGCCATTTCAATGTAGTCAGTAAATCTTGCTCTTGTGTCAGCTTCAGCTTTTAAGTACCATAAGTAACCTGATTGTCCAGACTCAGTTGATATTTCTACCCAACCAATTCTTGAAGCGTCAGAACCGTTTACTTCGTAATAATCTTTCATGATTATTGGCTTGTTTTGGAACGTGTTGAACACAGGCTCATTAGCTCCTCTACGCTCTGTAGCAACAGCGGTAGAGCTATTGTAACTAGTTCCTTTTGCAAACTCAGAACCATAAACTAGTAAAGTTCCTGTAGTAGCAGTAAGAGAAGTACAGTCAGCTACACCATAAGGCTCAACGCTTAAAGCGTCACCGCTAACATGAACAACTAAAGCTTTTAATACAGCGTTAGCCGTAGCTAAAATAACAGTGTCGTTTACTCTAACACCGTGTGACGAAGCAGTATAAGTTGCGTTAGTGTCTATGTGGTCGTTAATAGTAATTAAACCACCGTTTGTTGAGCTACCACCATCTACAGTAGTAACAGTCATCGTGTAAGCTAAGTGTAATCTACCTTGCTCTGACCAAATAACTTGATCTGCAGTCATAGGCTCTTCAGCACCTACTTGTGCTAAGAAACCTGAAATTGTACGAGGTCCAAAAACCTCAGCTTCTTTTTCCATTAAATCTGGAACGTATTGTTGACCCCAACCTGCGTTAGTTGAAAGGTCTAGGTAATTTGAAGCAGTAGCCTGTTGTCTTATACCAGGTGTACTGTTTAATAAATTACCAGGATTTGAAATTGCCATAATTTATAATTTTAAATTTGTTATTTATTGTTTTTAATTTTAAACTTAAAATCATTAGAGTTGTTACCTAACACTTTTACTTTTACACCTCCAGCTTCAACTTCACCAAAAGCTTGTCTTGGATTCATGTCAACGTTTTTAGATTTAGCTATGCTTTCTTTTAAAGCATCAGCTTTACCTTGTTCATAGAAGTGTTTAGCAACAGCATCAGCGTTCATTGCTGTAAACAAAGATTTGTGATAACCCGCAGCATCTTCCATTTCATTGTTTTTGTTCAAGAACTTCTTAACAAAATTATTAATGTCGCTTTGAGTTTCTTTTACCTCGTTTGTGTTTTTAACATTAAATCTATACTTTTTATTACCAACATCATAGTTAAAACCTTTAAAGTTTTTATTAAATAATCCGTCAGTTTTTAATTTAAAAGTATTAGCTTGACGTTCTACAACTTTTTTATTCTCTTCTGATTCTTTGTTGTATCTATTAAAGAAATTAACAGCTTTCTGTTGTTCAGGAGTCAACTTTGACCCAGCTTTAATTTCTTCATAGTATTTAGACTTTTGCCCGTCTAAGTAGGCTCTAGCGCTGGCAACTTGCTCTTTAAACGCTAATTTTTTTCTTTTAATTTCTTTTTCAGTATGCTCATCTTCATCATACTCAAAGTTATCTTCCATCATAAAGTTTATTTCTTCTAAACTTAAGTGTGGTTTTGTTTTTTTGTAGTATTCGTATAATAGATCTTGATTATCTAGTTTAGAGTAATCTTGATTTAATCTAACATAATCTTCAACGCTACCACCAGTTTCTTCCATAAAGTCAACTAGTTTTTGTATATTCTCTGGTAGCTCTTTACCTGTTTCTTGAGCTTCAGCTATAGCTTCTTTAGTTTCTTCAACTAATTCTTCTGCTTGTTCTTCAACTTGTTCCTCTGTTACTTCTTCAATAATGGGTGCTTCATCTTGAACTTGTTCGGAGACTTCTTCTCCGGCAGGTTTTTCATCTGTTGCTTCGACGTTTTCTTCGAGTACTTTTTCGCTAGTTTCGGATTCGTCGCGTACAGGAACCTCATCTGTGCTTTGCTCTGGAACGGCATCTGTTTCTTTTTTTGGTGGGTTATTTAAATCTACTTTGATGATATTATCATCTTCTTTTTTTTCACTAATATTTACTCTAGTAATATTATCAGTAGTCTTTTCAGCTACTTTTTCTTGTTGTTTTTTTGCCATAATATAATATAATAATAATTAATAAATTTTATCTAGGATCAAACGTACCTAAATCAAAGTCTCCGCTAAGTATATCATTACCTGCAGACTCAAAGTTTTTAGGTGGTTTATCACCTTTTCTTTGATCAATTAACTCACTTTGTTGAGTCGCTTGTATTCTTGTTCTTTCGTCTTTACGATCTTCTTTTTGTTTTTCTTTTTCTTTCTGAGCATCAACCTCTATACTTTTTAACTGCATGTTCATTTGAAACTCTAGTTGCATTAACTCTTTTTTATACTCAACTTCTTGAGCTTGTTTTTGCGCCTCTAACTGGGCTTTAATTTGTTCTAATTGAGCTTGCACTTGAGCGTTAGCTTGGTTTTTTTGAACCTCAGCTTGAGCTGCAACTTGCTGCGCTTGTGCGTTAGCTTGGGCTTGAGCTTGTATATTCATACGTTGAGCTATTTGATCTCTTTCAAATTTTTGTTTTCTACGTATTTTTAAAAGTTGATTAGCTAGTTTTACGTTTTTAATATCTCTTAAATCAATAGCATCTTCAAGCTCTATGCTTTGTTGAGCTAACGCTTGTTGTATGTTGTTTTCTAATAAAGCTTTTTCTTCTTCATCAGGTGCTAATTCTATAAATATACCAAAATCATATAAATGTAAGTTAGACATTTCATCTAATGTAGCTACATTATGAGCGCCAATACTTTGTATAAAAGCATCTTTTGTTGGTGAATATTCTATAATGTCAGATATTCTAAGTGATAATTGTTCAGCTGTTTCAGCTGTTAAAAATAAACCTGCTTGTAATATATGTCTTGTTGCTGTGTTACTATTTGCTGCGGCTAACTTTTGTACACCTACTAAAGCGTTTTTATCTGGTAAACTACCGTCTCTAGCTTCATTAAGCCCGGTTGTATCTCTAATCATTTGCAAATAGTAATTGTAATTAGCTATAAGAGCTTGTATTTTATTACCACCACTACCACTTGTTATTTCTTGTATTGGTACTTTACCAGGGTTCATGTCGCCTTCTGATGTTAAAGATCTACCTATAACACTACCTGTTTGAAAAAACATGTTTAAAGCTTCTTGTGGATTATAATTTGTACCATTACCTAAATCAACTTCAGCTAAACCATCAGCATCTAAGTAAACACCATCTGGCACCATACGAGCCATAACCTGTTGTAGCTTTAAATGCGTAAGTTGTATCATATCAGCAAAACCTGTAATACGTCTTACCAAACTTTCAATTTTACCTTTATATAAACGAGGAGCTACAATAGAATAATTCATTTTTACTTTATTATAATCGCTTTTAGGACGCATCATATTTTTAGACAACTCCCATTTTAATAGTTTATTAGTGCCTAGTATTAAAGCGCCTTCGTATAAAACCTCTATAGCTCTATGTAGTCTTGTAAAATTACCTTCTTTATCTTCTGGTGGATTAAAGCTATCATCTTTTTCAATAGCTTTTTCTGCACCACTACCAGTTTCTTTTACTTTATAAACTTCATTCATATATGTTTTATAATTAAAATATAAAATCTGAACTTTGTTATTATCTATTTCTTTATACTGAGTTGAACCTTGATCGTAATTAGTTTGATGGTAGTTTTTGTTTTTAATTATATCTTCTAAATCTTCTTGCTCTAAAAATGGAAACTCTTTTGCTAATTCATTTACAGGTATTTTTTTAACTTCACCTACATAATATAAATCATCAAAATAAGGTGACTCAGTGTACGAGTAAACTAAATCAGCTGGATCAACGTATTTAATAACAGCACCTTCAGAAGTATTAAAAGAAGTTTTAACAGCACCAATACCAAGAACAGTTAGATCGTAATAAAAACGTTTTTTAATTAACTCATAATTACTACCTTCCATTAAAACCTTTAAAGCCTGCTCTTCCGCTAACTCTACAGCTTGTTTATAAGTTAACTGCATGTGTAATGCTAGCTCTTCTTCAGACTCAGGTAAAGTTTCAGGATCGTTTTCAGATATTTGTATACCAAAAGCTTGCTCAGTAAAATCATTTAAATCAGAACTTCTCATATCACCTAATATAGACTCCATATATTGAGTTCTTTTTTCTACACCATAAGGATCTTGAGAATAAGCTTTTATATCATAAGTACGTTCAGCAATACCATTTACAACTATATCAACGAACTTAGGTATTATAGGTACAGGTTTCCAGTCAAGATTTAAATAACTTAAGTCACCGTTTATAGATAACTCATCTTTATATTTTTGTATTGACTGTTCGCCTCTAGCGTATAATCTTAAATTGTGATAATTATTTTTATTAGTTGTATATCTAGTTTGGTTATAATCATTGTAAAACCACTCTGTTTCAATAGCTTTAGCAACTTTTAAACCATAGTCATAGCTCAACTTTTCAGCATCGCTTACAACTTGACTTGGAAAATAACTTTTTACCGCAGACTCTGCCATATTTATTTTATTATTTTAGAATTATAACCAGTATTACTATACCTAGCTATGTTTATGTTTAGTTTTTGTTTTTTAACGTTTGGGTTTGGCGCGTATAAATGTCTATTGCAAGCCATAATAGCTAAACCGCTACTAATTGTTGCATCAAACTTTGTACGTTTATTTATATCAAACTTACCCCAATCATTTAACGTTCTGTTAAAGTACATGCTTCCATAACTACCAGTTTGCATTTGACCAACATGGCCTTGTATATACATCTCTATCGCAGCGGCATGTGCTTGTTTAATATCTTCACTTGAATTAGGTATACCACCTATTTCTTTTTCAGCTGTTGACAGCTTGTTCCAAGATCTATCAGGACGATTCATACTATAACCCCTATAACCACGTCTTCGTAAATAGTACAATAATCTTGGTTTATTGTTTTCTGCAAGTAATGGCATACCGTAAAACACTAAAGCCATTAATACGTCTTCAAAAAATATATCAGCTGTTTGTGGTCTAGCTATATATTCTAAAAAAAATTGATTAGCAGGCGCTTCTTCCATGCTAAACTTTGTAAGTCCGTGTAACGAACCTTTTGAACCTTTACCATCTACAGTACCGCTAATGTCGTAGCTATCGCAGCCAAAAGCGCCCAGATGATCGTTGCCAGGGTATTTGCTTCCATTTTTTAATTTAATTTTATTTTGTAATTGTGATGGTGGTACCCAACTAATATTAAATCTACCTTTTGGATCTGGATAAAATATTACTTGCGTATCTTTTATACCGTTAACCCATTGAAAATTACCTGTATTAATTGGTGGTTTTATACCATCGTTATAATCTATTTGCTCGTATATTCTAACTAAGTTAAATATACTGTTTTTTGCCTCATCTCTAAACGCATGCTCTTCAGTTCTTGGAAATTGTCTATAAAACTCGTTTAATGCGTCTTGATCGTTTTTTAAACCATCAGCTTCGTTTTGCCAGTGATCTATAATACCGTAATCTATTAATTCACCGTCTGGTCCGAAAACATCATTACTTGGATTATTAAAGACTGGATGTCCGTATTCATCAATAAATCCTTCGTAGTTCCACTCCATTGGGATAAAGAGAGAATAAAGCCCAGACTTTGTCT